TAACGAATCGTTGCGCTCAATGTCGGCGACGGATCGTAAGGCGCTCGGCATCACAAGCCAAGCAACGATTACAGGCGGTCTGCGTGGCGATGTGATTCAAGAGGCGGCGTTCCGCCCTGACAAATTCGTCGCGGACGTGCTCATGCCGGCGATTCACAAGAAATTCGGCGAGAACCTTCCGGTCGATCAGATTTCGCTGATCATCTCGAAAAGCTTCAACCGCAATACTGCCGACTTCCTGAATTCGCTCATCACTGGCGCGGCAAAGATGGCGAAAGACACCGCCATCATCAACCGCTCCAAAGATTTCCGGGGCGCGTATCAGCAATACATCAAGTCGCCGGAAGGCGCTGAAGTCGCGGCCGATGCCGCCTGGCGCAACTTCCTCGCGGTGTTCGGCTCGGTGTATCTGCCGACCATCACGAAAGGCTTGCTGAAGCTCGCAAGCGGTCTCGACAAGCTCGCGCAATTCGTCGAGCGCAACCCCGGCCCGGTGAAGGTGCTCGCATATGCGCTGCTCGGCTTGTCCGGCGCGATGATGTTCGGCGGCACGGTGAACCTGCTCGCGGCTTCAATGCGCGGCGTCGCGCTTGCGATTGGATTGAGCGGAAAGACGGGATTGTTCGGTGCGGTCGCGGGTCTCGCGAATCCGATCGGCATTGCGGCCGTCGGGCTTGCTGCGCTCGCGGCGGCGGCGTATGCGTTTAGCCCGTTCACGAAAAGCGAAATCGACGGCTACAAAACTGACGGCGGCGTAAAGCTGTCTGCTAGCGCGCAAGCCCGCGTCGACGGCGGCGAACTTGGTCCGAACGTCAAGACCGGCTCCCAGGCGGGCGGCGGCAAGGGCGGCAACGTCTACCTCGACGGCAAGAAAGTCGGTTGGGTTCTCGACAAGCACATCGCCAAAACGACGGCGAGCGCCGGCAATTCGAACACGTTCGATCCTTCGATGGGTCAAGTACCCGCAGGGATGGCTTACTGATGGCGACCATTCTCACCCTAGGCGATGTGACGTTCTCGGAGTATGAAATCCCCGAGCACATCGCCGTTCGCACCGCACACCGCGCCGTCATTCACCGATTCGTCGGCGGCGCCCGTCAGATTGACATGCTCGGCGCTGATCACGCGCCGATCGATTGGTCGGGCTGGTTTGTTGGCTCGACCGCGCTCGACCGCGCGCTCACGCTGAAGTCGATGCACGACGACGGCTCGCCGCTCACGCTGTCATGGTCGGAATTCCTTTACAAAGTCGTAATCACCGAGTTCGAAGCGGATTTTCAGCGGTCGTATCAAATCCCGTACCGCATCTCATGCACGGTAGTTCAGGATTATCTGAACGATGACGGCGGCGGCGCCGTGCCGAGCGTCGACGACCTGATCAACACCGACTTGTCGAGCGCGACGTCGCTCTCGTCGAGTTTCCCGTCTCTCGCCGCGCCGATGGCATCGCTCAATTCGGCGATCAGCGCGGTTTCGTCGTTCGCGACGGCGGCGAAAAGCACGATCAATGGTGTGCTGCAACCGCTCAATGCGGTTCGCTCCCAGGTGCAAGTTCTGATTTCGTCGACCGAAAACACGCTTATGAGCGTGACGACGCTCGGCGGCATCCTGCCGAGTAACCCGCTCTCGCGGCAAGTCGCGAGCATCAGCACGCAGATAAACGCGATGCAGAACCAAGCCGCGCTCGTGCAACTGAACAGCACGCTCGGGCGCATGGGGTCGAACCTCGGGCAAATCAACAGCGGCGTCAAGACGGTTCAAGTCGGCGGCGGCAATCTCTACGATCTGGCGTCGAAGTTCTACGGCAAGGTGAGCGGGTGGACGGCGTTGCAGAAGGCGAACCCGCAACTCGGCAACGACACGAACATCAGCGGCAATCAGACCATCACAATCCCGCCCTATACCGGCGACTCAGGAGGCGTGCTAGATGCCTAACACCGCGCAGGCGGTACGCGGCGCGGTGAAGTTGAGCGGCAAGGATCAGACGTTGACGCCGATCGTCGGTTGGATCGCGTTCGACGTCGACAACAACAATTTCGCGAGCGCCGACAATTTCAGCGTGACGTTCGCCGCCAACAAACTCCCGCCCGATCGCAATTTGCTCTGGCTCTCGGATCAAACCGAGATTTACGTCGAGATTTTCGCGGGCGTGCCGGTCGATCCGTCTCATTGGACGGCCGAAGAATTGACCTCGCTGATTTACGGTCAGGTTGACACGCTCGAATATGACCCGGTTGCCGGCACGGTGCACGTCGCCGGCCGCGACCTCACGCGCGTTTTCATCGATTCGAAAACAACCGAGAAGTGGCAAAACAAAACGTCATCGCAGATTGCGACGCTTCTCGCGCAGCGGCACGGCATGACGGCCGACGTCACCGCAACGACGACGCTCGCCGGCAAGTTCTACGAAATCGATCACGACAAGATGACCGCGGCGCGCACCGAATGGGATTTGCTTTGCGAGCTTGCGCGACACGAGCAGTTCGACGTTTGGGTGTCGGGGCATGTGCTGAACTTCAAGCCAAAGCCCGACGCATCGAGCGTCACGCCCTTTCGCGTCACCTGGGCGCCGCCTGACGGCGAAACCGGATACTCGGTGAGCAACGTCGAAGGGCTGAAGCTAGAGCGCGCGCTGACGGTCTCGAAAGGCATCGTCGTCGTCGTGCGCTCGTGGAATGACGCGGCGCAAAAGGTGTTCACCGCGACGTTTCCGCCGAACAAGCAGACGGCGATCAAGCCGGGTTCGTCAAAGATCGGCAGCGGATCGCAAACCTACTATTACAGCGTGCCGAATCTCACGCAAGAGAAGGTCTTGAAGTTCGCCGAAGCGAAATACGCGCAAATCATTCAGCACGAAATGAAATGCGAGTTCTCGATTCCAGCGGCCGGAAATGACGCGCTCACCGTGTCGAGCGTGATCCAGTTGACCGGCACCGGCACCAAGTGGGATCAAACCTATTTTCCCGACTCGCTGCGGCGCGCGCTCGATTTCGAGAGCGGTTACACGCTGACCGTGAGCGCTAAGAATCACTCACCCGACACCCAGGAGGCAAGTTGAGCCGTCTCGCGAATGCAATCAGTCAGCGCGCGGCGCTCGCGATGCTTGACCTGACGACGCCGCGCACCGGAACGATCACGTCATACGATCCGGCAAAACACGCGGTCAAGGTGCAGATTCAACCCGAAGGCGTTGAGGTTGCCGGCTGGATTCCGCTTGGCGCGGCCGGCGTCGGCAATGGCTTCGGCATTGTATGCGGCCCGAACATGGGCGACATGGTGCAAGTCGTGTTCGACAACGCATCACCGAACGCGCCGCGCATCACCGGGCGATTCTTCTCGAACGTGAACGTTCCGCCCGCAGTGCCGAGCGGCGACACCTACATCGTGCATAAGTCGGGGTCGGCGCTGAAATTCAATGCAGACGGCACGATCACCGTCGCGGCGGCGTCGACCATCACTTACACAGCGACGCAGCATCATTTCGTCGGGCCGGTTCTGATGGACAACACGCTCACCGGAAACGGCGGCATCGCGATTTCGGGCAACAACGGCACCGGCAACGCGTCGACCGTGAACGGCAATTTTTCGACGACAGGCACGATCACCAATAACGGCAAGAGCATCGGCAGCACGCACACGCATAGCGGCGTGACAACGGGCGGCGGCACAACGGGAACTCCGGTATGACCGACATCTATCACTTTTGGGGCAATGACCTAAACGTCGCGGCCTCGGGCGATCTTTTGCTCGCCGACAGTAGCGACACGACGCAGCAGCAGATTCTTCGCGCGCTGCTCACGAACCCCGCGCTATCCGACCGCGCCGGCAACCCGCTCGCAACCGCTGATTACTCGGATCACCCGACATTCGGCGCGGGCCTGCCGCGGCGCGTCGGCTCGACGCTCAACGTCGCGGAACTGCGCGCCATCATTCGCGGCGTCGTCGTCTCGTTCCCAGGTGTCGCGCGCAACCCTTCGCCAGTGATCGACGTTGTGCCGTTTAACGACGGCGCGACGATCAATATTCAGTACGCGGACCTGATCACCGGCACGACCGAAACCCTCTCTTTCGACATCAATCAATGAGCGTCAACACCCAATCATTCACGCAAATCTTGACCGGGTTCGCGACGACTGTGCAGGGCGCCGCCTCGTCGCTCGTGAACTTCGTCATCGGCTCGGTGCTCCGCGCCATCGGCGAGGGTACGGCATGGGTCGCGCTCTGGCTTCAGGGCTTGATCCTGAACGCCATCGCATTGACGCGCGCGGCGACGTCGAACGGCGCGGACCTCGACACCTGGTTCGCTCAATACGGCTTCACGCGGCTCGCACCGACAGCGGCGAGCGGCGCGGTCACGTTCTCGCGCTTCACGACGACGCAGCAAGCGCTCGTTCCGGTCGGCTCGATCGTTCAGACCGGCGACGGGACGCAGCAATATCAAGTCGTCGCCGACACGACGAACGGCGCATATAGCGCAACGCTCGGCGGCTTCGTCATCGCGGCCGGCTCGGCGTCGGTAACATGCGCGGTCGTCAGCATCACGCCCGGCTCTAACTCGGTGAGCCTGCCGGATTCGTCGGGCAACGTGAGCGCGAACACAATCACGGCGCTTTACCAGTCGATTCCATTCGTCGACACGGTGACGAACGCCCTGCCCTTCGCGAACGGCGTCGACGCTGAAACTGACGCTGCCGCGCGAACGCGCTTCGTCGGGTATCTGGCATCTCTCGCGCGAGCAACGAAAGCGGCGATCGGCGCGGCAATCACGGCACTCGGCGCCAACTTCACCTACACGATCGGCGAGAACCAGACGAAAGCCGGTGTCACGCAAATGGGCTATTTCTACGTGATCGTGGACGACGGAACCGGCGCGCCTAGTTCGCCCGTTCTCTCGGCGGTTTATAACGCGGTCGACGCGGTGCGCCCCTTCACATCGACGTTCGGCGTATTCGCCCCGACAGTCGTCAATGCGACCGTCGTGATGACGCTGCAAACGACCTCGATCGGCGTTGCTCACTCGACGACGTGCTCGCTCGTTCAGACGGCGTTGCTCTCGTATATCAACTCGCTCCCGCTCGGCGCGAAACTGCCTTACTTCAAACTCGGGCAAATCGCGATCGACGCATCGAGTGACGTTCTCAGTGTGCTCACGCTCACGATCAACGGCGGCACGTCCGACCTGACGGTGACGAATCAGCAAGTCGTAAAGTCGGCGTCAGTGAGTGTGTCATGACCGGCGATCAAACCGATTTTTTCAAGCGCATCAAAGCGCGCATGCCGAGCGGTTGGTTCGGCTCGACCTCGCCGATTCTCGACGCGCTGATCAAGGGCATCGCGTCGGCGTTTGTGGCGGTCTATGCGGCGTATCAGTACATGCTCGCGCAGACGCGGTTGCAAACCTCGACTGATGGTTGGCTCGACCTCTCGGCGGCGGATTACTTCGGCGAGAGCGGCTTACCCCGCCTCGCGAACGAGACCGATCCGGCGTACCGCACGCGCATCAAAATCAACATCATCCGAGAGCGCGGCACGCGCGCGGCGATCACGAAGATTTTGACGGACCTCACCGGGCGCGCGCCGACGATCGTCGAGCCGACCCGGCCGCAGGATACCGGCGCGTATGGCTTCGCGATGGGTTATGGCGTTGCGGGCGCTTACGGCTCCCTGCTGCACACCTATCAGGCGTTCGTGAAAGCGTACCGCCCTTCCGGCTCGGGCCTTCCGTACCTTCAGGGTTACGGCACATCGCCGGGCGGGTACGCAACGCCGTCGCGCGCCGCTTACGCAAACATCGGCGATATGACGACCGGCGTCACCGACGCGGCGATCTATGCCGCAATCGCTTCAGTGCTTCCCGCCGCAACCATCGCATGGGTTGCGATCAGTAGCTAATCCCCGCCGATATGCAGCACCAAGCCCGCCGCGCGCGGGCTTTTTCTATTGGAGATTCACTTTGGATCGTACGATTATTTATTCTGGGGCCGTGCCTCTCGAAACCGACCTTCTCGGCGCGCAGAAGAACGCGATGTTCGCGCTCGGTCAGTTCGCGCAAGACGTATTCGGCACGAGCACGGTATTCAACGGCCTCGCGTGCGTGCCGAACACGCCGGCAGCGATGAACGTCATCGTGCAACCGGGCGTTGTGTATGCGCAGGCGGCGCTCGACGCGACCGCTTACTCGTCGCTCGCGGCCGACTCGACCGTGACGCAGAAGCAGGGCATTCTCAAAGCCGCGCAGACGTTCGCAACACCCGCGCCGGT